CTCAGCAGAAAGCAGACTGGGTAATCAAGGGCAGGGGAGCCCTGGCAGCCATTACCTGAGGCTGATTTATGTCTTCGGCAGTGAGCGGCCTCTCCGCTGCTCTTTACCAAGATGAGGGCGAGGAGTATGTGGTCACTCCTGCCCTGGGCTCTAATCGAGATATCTGTTTCGTATCCAAGAACCACGCCACCAATAAGGTGGAGATCGTAGTATCTGGCAACAATACACCTCTATCAGTTTCTGCGGCAGCTCCTAAGCTGACCATCAATAGCGCCACCGATGGCTCGGGAAATGCCACCAGCACCGCAGCGGCCATAGTGGCAGCGGTCAATGCTGACGCCGGCGCTTTTGCCTTATTTGAGGCCCGGCTACCTCCAGGATCCACTGGGGCAGGAGTGACCGGAGCACTGGCCGAAACCACCGCCCACGATGGCCTGGCTTTCACCGGGCTGGCCCTGGTGGACTCCGGGGATGGCCTCACCTGGCAGGCAGCTGCCGGCTCCAGATACTGGGATCCAGATGTACCTGTCACCGTCTATGATGACGGGGTGGAAGTGACTGAAGGCTATACGGTCAATTACCTAAGGGGCTCTGTCACCTTCGACACTGCAGTGGCTGGCACCATCACAGTGGATGGCACCAGGAGGTCAGAGCTGGCCCTGGAAAAGGTCCTGATGCTCTATGATGGCAAGCTCAAGATAGAAGGTAAAGAGATCGATACCAGTAACGTGGATGATTCTGGCTGGGGCTCCAGTATTGCAGGAGCCAGGACCTGGGAGCTGACGGCTAACGCTTTCTATTATGCCGGGGATGTGGCCATTTCTGGTATAGGAGTAGATTATATTTGGAAATTCTACAGCATAGACGCCATTAGCGGCTCTTTTGTTGGCCATGGATCCATTCAGGTGATGGATTACATTAGCGCCAATCCAGACAAGGCCCAGGAGCGCAATATCACCGTCAAAGGCAGAGGAGAATTGTATCCAGAGGCATAAGCAGAGGATAGGGGGGGCAATGATGGCCTGGCCGGGCCGGAGCTCCCTCCTCCACCACCTGATAGACATTTAAAAGCAAAATAGTAAAGTAGATTTGGAGGAGTAAAGAAATGGATAACATGGACACATTCATAACCCTGGAAATGGACCAGACCAGAGAGCTGAAATGGACGTTTTCAGCCATCAAGGAATTTGAAAAGAGGAGCAGGGAGCTGTTAAAGCGGCTGGATGTCAAAAATGAAAGAGGCCTGCAGATAGCCAATAATGGCTCTATTCATGCCGGTTATGTCCTGGGCAATTTCGGGCGGCTCTCTGATGTCATGGAGGCGGCCCTGGGGGCAGCGGCAGGCCTGGGGGTCCTGGAGGGCAAGAATGGCACTCCCTCCGAGGCGGCCAGAGCCATAGACGCCTATCTGGAGAAAGGCGGCAGCCTGGATGATTTGCAACGGGCTCTATTTGAGAGCTACCAGCATAGTAACGACCCTTCTTCTATTGCGGAGTGGAAAGCCGCAATCATGAGGGAGGAAGAGATAAGAAAAATCAACCAGGAGAAGAAAGCCACCCAGCTGGAGATAGCTCAGGAGGAGCTGAAGAGGGAACAGGCAAGACTCCAGGAGCTGAAGAATTCTGGCGATCAGCCCACACCATTGCATACCTGAGGCTGGGACTCCAGCCCTACCAATTTTGGCAGCTGACCCCTGCCGAACTCCTGCTTTTATGGGAGAGGGAAAAGGACCGGCTGGCCAGAGAGCAGCGGCTAGCTGCATTCTCTGGATACTGTGCTGGACAGGCTTTTGCTATGGCCTTTTCTGAGGGCCTGGGCGATTTTTCGGAGTTTTATAATCCGACGCCGGAGCCACCCACAACAAAGCCCAACACCCAGGACCATATCCAGATGATGAGAGACAGAGGAGAGGGCGGTCCGCCCATCTCCTGATATTTGTTTTACCCCTTTTATAAACTCAAATCAAATAAACACCAGTGGAGCCATTCTTATGACTGATGCCGGGAAAATTACAGCAATAATAGACGGAGATATCTCCGGGCTCACGTCCGCCCTTAATCAAGCGGAGCAGAAAGCCACCGCCTCAATAGCAGGCATAGAGGGCGGGTTTAAGGGCGGCCTGAAAGCGGGTATCCAGCAGTCATTTGATGGCATCGCCGCATCCATGGGCCCCATTGGCCCGGCTCTGTCCGCCATCGGCCCGGCTGGTTTGGTGGCAGGAGCCGCCATAGCTGGAGTAGGCAGCGCTCTATATAGCTCCGTCCAGGCGGCGGCTGGATTTGAAACCTCGATGTCCGGAGTAGCCAAGACCACCGGCCTGGCTGGCCCTGAGCTGTCCGCTCTTGGCTCCTCTCTGCTGGAAATGTCCAGCTCCATGCCTGTTGCTGCATCTGAATTGGCCAATATCGCCCAGGTGGCCGGGTCTCTCGGAGTAGCCAAAGAAGAGATCGCCGGATTTACTGAAGTGGCTGCTCAGATGGCGGTGGCCTTTGAGATGCCAGCGGAACAGGCCGCAACAGCCGCCGCCAAGATCTTAACTGCCTTTGGAATGGACATCGACACTGGAAACATGGAGAGCCTGGGCAATGTCGTCAATACCATGGGTGACAGCTTTGCCGCTACTGAGCCAGAGGTACTTGATTTCATCAATCGGGCCTCTTTCCTAAACACCACCATGGGGCAATCCATCCCCCAGGTGGCTGCCCTTGGTACTGCCCTTATATCTGCTGGTATGAGTTCCGAGACTGCATCAACTGGCATCAAAAGTTTCCTCAACATGGCCACATCCCAAACGGCCAATAAGGATAATCTCACCGCGTGGGCTGACATGCTAGGCACCTCTGTGGATGAGCTGAAAGGCAAGCTGGCCGGGGATCTTAATGGCACCCTGGCAGAGACAGCCGAAAAGATAGCGGCCATCCAGGACCCTACAGAAAGATTTCAGGCAGCAGTCAAGCTAGCAGGCACCGAAGGCGCTCCGGCTATCCTCAAGCTGGCGGCTGCTGGCGACACCTTACAGGATGCTCTCTCAAAGGCTAATTCTGAGTGGGAAAATGGCTCATCGATGCTCAAGACATTTGAGCAGAATTCCAGCACCCTAAATTCAGAATGGGACATGTTCACCAACACCCTCACGCGGGCGGGGGTGGAGCTTGGCAATGTCCTGCTGCCCACCATCACAGATGTAGTTTCCGCCATGAATGACTGGGCGCAAGTCGGAATAGAGGCAGGCGAAGCCACATACGACTGGGCGGCAGGAGCGGCAACCAGCATCAAAAACGCATTTGCCGAATCTGACCGATGGCTAAATGATACCTTCGGATTCTATCAACCGGGCGGCGAACTGGAAGAGGGAATTGCAGAGTCCACAGAGGAGGGCATGGTGGAGGGCACCGATGCCGCCCAGGATGACATCCAGGGCTCTGTGGAGGAGGCAGTAGGGGAAGGGGCCAAAGACGCTTTTAAGAACGTATCTCCTGAGCTGGCCAGCATCATGCAAGGCTTTGGTGTCGGAGATGCTGCCGCCCTGGCCATCCTCAATAATATGGATGACAATGTTAAGCATGACAGGGGCACCACTACCACCACACTGGAGAATGGACTCCAGGTGGAGCTGCGATACAATACCGACGACGGGCATACCAGGAGCACCCTCCTAGTAAATGGCCAGGAAGTGGCAGGCCCTGTTTATGGCCGGGGGGTAGCCAATACCCTGCCGGCTCTATTTGAGCAGGCAGGGCTGACTTATGACACCGGCAACGTGCTTGATTTGACCGGAAAGCCTGGCGATGCCTCATTATGGCGGTTAAACCAGGACCTGGTGCTGGATTCATTCCTTAACATAGCCGATAACACCAAAAGCGAAATAGAGGCAGCCGGGGAGCAGATAGCAGCAGCTTTCACCGCTGGCATGGTCCCAGACAAGGCCCAGGTAGAGGCGGCTCTGGCGAACCTCAAGAATCTCCAGTTCTATGACCCTGAGGAGGCAAAGGCCCAGGGCTCTCAGAATGCTATTGCCTATCTGACGGCAATTAAAGAGGCCATAGAATCCTATGATGAGGCCAAAGCCAAATATCTGGTAGAGCCAGATAATGAGCGGGCCAGGGCCGATCTGGAGCGGGCCAGGGCAAACCTCCAGGCCCAGCTGGATGCTAACCCCCTAAAGGCCACTGTGACCACTACCTGGGGCCAATTCGATACTAAGAGCTTTGCAGAGCTTATCATGGACCCGGAGGCGGTGAAAAATGCCGCCCTGGACATAAACAAATTTTTCGACGGCACCATAGTGCCAGGCATCCGGGGAGGGATGGAAAATGCCCGCTCTGCCTTCGAACAGGGGCAGATAACCCAGGGCATGGTTTATGATAACCTCATAAAGCCTTTAGAGCAGTATGCTGATTATCTGCCCGGCTGGCTGGAAGAAATGAACAGCATGTTCAAATCTGGCCAGATAGGCATTGATGATTATATCTGGCTCCTGGATCAGATGACCGGGAAGGCCTCAGCTGCCCTAGACAAAACATCTGAAAAGCTCAAATCGCAATCAGTGGGATGGGATGCCCTCAAGGACACCATAGAAGAATGCTCCGATTGCGCCATATCTAATTTTGCACGGTGGCAGGAGTCCCAGGATGGCCTTTTCCAGGACTCCTATATAGGCCAGGGCGGCCAGGCATACTTAGACTGGAAAAATGCCCAGATTGAAGCCATAGCCGAAACTCAGGCGGCAATGCGGGCAGTAGGTGGCACGGTCCTGGGGCAGGATTACACCCAGAGCCCTCTCCTGAGTGTGGGAGTGGATGCAGATACCACCCTGGCAGAGAGCAAACTGGAGGGCCTGAAAAGCACCATCACCGGCTCCCAGCCTATCATGAAGGTGGACCTAGACACCACCATTGCCGATACCAAATTTATGAACCTGTTTCAAACTATCCAGAATGCCCGCCCGGTTATGAATGTGGACATTAATCCACTGATTGACCTGGGCGGGATAATCGGGATGATTGAATCTGCCCTAAGGTCCGCTGGCCTCTGATGGCATAATCTGTATTATCGCGCCAGTGCCTATCTTGATTGTGATAGGTACACATTCATAAACTGCCGGTTTGGTGGATGGCGATAAAACAGCAGCTGCCAACGGTGGAATAGGCATTTTTTCAGAGATTGCCGTGCATTTCAGAGAGAGTAAACCGTCTTTGACTCCTTCGATCTCCCCATAGTATGTCTTTCCACCGATAACAGAGACTGCATCCTGGGCAACTGTCCCGGACATCAGCACTAACAGAATGAACAGAGCACGAAACATATCATATTATTCTTTTTCGGAGGATATAAATTTGATCCATGAATATGACACCCATTTTTGGCTGGCCAAAACTCCAGCAGGCTGGATATCTGCAGAGGATCATTTCAGCTATGAGCCGATCTTTCAGCAGGCCAACAGAATCCGGATAGAGCCTTTGCACCAGGCGGCCATCCAGGCGGTCCTGGAGGCATGTATCCCGGCTGGATATACGGCATTTCTCCGGACGGACATCCACCAGGACGTAGAGAGCAACAAAATATCCAAGCTGGGCTATATCATGGCCCTAGAGAGAGGAAGCTGGCCGGAGCCGGGAAAGGTGGCTTTAGGGGGCTTTGGGCTGGATGCCCAGGGCCAGGCATTGGCCTGGGATGGCCTGCCCATCAAAGACGGATTCCGGGCAGAACTTTGCTGCTGGAATGGCCAGGTGGCTTTTGAATCATCTCCTAATTTCACCTTTGAAAC